GTCGTTTAACGGTACAGCTAATATTTCTCTAAGTACTTCTAATATTACTGAAGGATCTAGACTATATTATACAACAGCTAGATTCGAAAATGATTTTGGTGATCAAACTACATCAGATTTAACTGAAGGTACTAATCTATATTATACGACAGCACGAGCTCGTAGTGCAGTATCTGTTACTGATGCTGGTGGAGATGGTTCGCTATCATATAATAGTGGTACTGGTGTATTATCTTATGTGGGACCATCTGTTGCAGATACTCGTACTAAACTATCAGCATCTGGTGACTTATCATATAACTCATCAACTGGTGTATTCTCATTTAACGAGACTTATTCAACAGCAGCAGAATTACTAACAGCTTTAAAAACTGTAGATGGCCCAGGCTCGGGATTGAACGCAGACTTACTTGATGGACGGTCTGGTTCGTATTATCGCATTGATGTATTCAACAGCTCAGGCACACTACTTAACTAATAGGAGTTTTATATGGCTCGTCCAGGATCACGTCAACAATTAATCGATTATAGCTTACGCAAATTAGGTGAGCCAGTAATCGAAATTAACGTAGATCCTGATCAAATGGAAGATAGAGTAGATGAAGCAATTCAATACTTTATCGAATACCATAATCAGGGTATACAAAGAACTTATATCAATCATGTTGTAACTCAAGATGATTTAGACAATAATTATATTACTATTGGAGATGATGTTGTTCAAATCCTTAGAGTACTACCTCTAGGAGATATTGGTAATACTTCATTCAATATGTTTGATGCCAGTTATCAGATGATGTTTGATGCTGTTAATAAAGGGTTCACCATTGCTGGTGATATGGCCTATTATGAACAAATGCAGCAGCATCTATCCTTACTAGACATGAAATTAAATGGTACTCCTCAATTCAATTGGTCACGATATAGTAACAAGTTAGATATGTTTGGTGACTTAAATGATGGGGATATTTCATTAGGCGACTATATTGTAATGGAAGCTATGGTAGAAATACGTCCAGAAGGAACAGGCATAAATAGCTCTATATATGATAATATGTTTATCAAAGAGTTTACTACTGCCTTAATCAAACAGCAATGGGGTGCTAACCTTATTAAATTTGAGGGTATGCAATTACCTGGTGGAGTTACTCTTAATGGTCGACAGATCTTTGAGGATGCTATGCAAGATATCGAGAGATTACAAGAACGATTACGCTTAGAATTCGAAGAACCTGTTGACTTCTTTGTTGGATAATAGGAGTTTCTAGTGGCACGTAATGTATTCATGAACCCAGCTGTACGTTCAGAGCAATTGATGTATGAAGATATCATCATCGAAGCTATGAAAATGTATGGCCAGGAGGTAATCTATTTACCGCGAAGATCTCAGAATGTAGATAATATATTCGGAGATGATCCAGTGAGTAGTTTTGATACTTCTTATGGGTTAGAGATGTATGTGGAGAATACTGAAGGCTTTGATGGAGAAGGAGACCTCTTTACTAAGTTTGGTATAGAATTGAGAGATGAAGCTACATTTATAGTAGCTCGTAGATCATTCGAAAAAACCGTGGGAATCAAAGAAAGCGATGTATCTTTCTATCGACCACGAGAAGGAGATTTAATATATCTAACACTATCCAAATCTTTATTTGAGATAATGAAAGTAGACACAGAATCACCATTCTATCAATTACAAGATCTACCTGTATTTAAGATGAGAGCTCAACTATTTGAAAATAATGGCGAAGACTTTACTATTGATGGTTCATTAGATCAAGAGCTAGAAACGGCTACCAACTATAAACTTGATCTTACATTATCATTTGACTCAGATGATTTAACTACATTCACTGTGGGTGAGTTAGTTGAAACTGATGAAGGTAATGGTGTATATCTAAATGCTGAAGTTCATGCTTGGGATGCTGTTACTAATATTCTTACGCTGATTCATGTTGGACGCGATGATGGCCAATATGGTATGTATACAGTGGGAGATACAGTTGAAGGTACATCAAGTGGAGCCCTAGGTACTATTACAGCTATAACAGAATTAGTGGATGGTTTAGATAACAGTACTTCACAAAACGACGAGTTTGGTGAAATAGACTTTATAGACTTTTCTGAAAGTAATCCATTTGGAGATGTATAATGTTGGGTAACTATTTTTACCATCAAAGAATTAGAAAAGCTGTTGCTTCATTTGGATCGCTGTTTGATAACATTTATGTTGTTAGACAGAATTCTAGTGGTGAGACTATTAGTCAGGTTAAAGTGCCTCTAAGCTATGCTCCTAAACGCAACTACTTAGAACGTATCAATCAATCGCTTAATGGTGAAGAACAAGAACGTATGGTAGCTATCAAGTTACCTCGTATGTCCTTTGAAATCATGGGAATGAACTTTGATCCTAATCGTCAGCTGAATAAAATGAATGTGTTATCAAAGGCTTCTACTAGTAGCACTGATATACGCAATAAAGTCAGACAGCCCGTACCATATACATTAAACTTTCAGCTAAGTGTATATGCAAAGTCTCAGGATGATGCCCTGCAAATTGTTGAACAAATACTTCCTACATTTAATCCAAAGTATAGTCTAACCATTATACCATTTTCTAAATATACTGATATAAAAGAAGATGTTCCTATTACACTAAATAGTGTTAGTATGGAAGATAGTTATGAAGGACCCTTGGATCAGCGTAGAACTATTATTTACACTTTAGACTTTACCATGAATGTTAATTTCTATGGTGGTATTGATGGTACGGGTGAGATTATACGAGAAGTTAATACAGATTTAGGTTTAATATCAGGTAGTACCGAAACTGATTTGGAGAAGATTACTGTAGTACCTGATCCATTAAGTGCTGAGCCTGAAGATGATTATGGTTTTACAACTACAATAACTGAGTATTGATATGGCTAAAAAAAATAAGCATGAAGTGACAATCGTGGATGAAGTTAGAGATGATTATGAATTCTCTCGGGCTACCTATTACGACTTAATTGAAAAGGGTAGAGAGAGCTTAGATCTTATGATGGAAGTTGCACGTGAGTCTGAACATCCTAGAGCTTTTGAAGTGCTATCAACTATGATTAGCGGCATTAGTAATGTTAATGATAAGTTGATGGATCTTAATAAGAAAAAGAAAGATTTAGTTACCAATAAAGATGATACTAAACAAATTGGTGATACAACCAATAACAATATCTTTATTGGATCTACAACTGAACTGCAGAGATTTTTACATAGTGATGATAGTAAACAACAGGATGAAAATGTAATCGATGTCGAACCCGAAAAATGAATCCTATTTAGGTAATCCTAACGTTAAACGTGATGGTGTTGAGCAACAATGGACTACGGACCAAGTAGCTGAATATCAAAAGTGTATGAACGATCCTGCCTATTTTGCTCGTACATATCTTAAAGTAATACATCTCGATAGAGGATTAGTACCATTTGATCTGTATCCTTATCAAGAACGTATGTTTGAACACTTTACAGAAAATAGATTCTCTATTGTATTAGCTTGTCGTCAATCCGGTAAATCTATATCATCTGTAGCCTACCTTCTTTGGTATGCGTTATTTAATCCAGAAAAGACCATTGCTGTATTAGCCAACAAAGGGGCTACGGCTCGTGAGATGTTGTCTCGTATTACATTGATGCTTGAGAACTTGCCGTTCTTTCTTCAACCTGGGTGTAAGGCATTAAACAAAGGATCAATTGAATTCTCAAATAATAGTCGTATTGTCGCAGCAGCTACATCTGGTTCATCTATTCGTGGT